TCGGATAAATCGAGCAGCACATCACCGAGCGGCCGCAGCTTGCCTTGCGAGTCGGCAATGGCGACACCGACGGCGCGAAAATACGGAATCACAGCTGACTGACCGGTCAGAGCGAGCTGCTGAAACTGTTGCGTCAGCCCCTGCATCGATCCCGCAATCCCCTCAGCGCTGCCGCCTGCGCGCGCGGCGACCCCCTGCCATGCGGTCAATTGCTCAACCGACATGTTGAGGTTTGTGGCGAGCCGCCCTGTTGCCGAATCGCTGCGAGTCATCTGCTGAAAAAATTCTTTCAGCCCGGCGCCAGCGGTAAACGCGGTCATCAGGCCGATGACCTGATTGCGCACCTCGTAAATCGCCTGCCCCATCTTCTTACCATGCGCTTCGATATTTTTTGCGCTGGTGTTCGAGCTGTCTTCGAGCTTACGTAACGAGTCAGTAGCGTCCTTTTGACCTTTCGTGAATTTCTCTACATCGAGACCCAGCTCAACAAACAGCGCATCGATAATGTTTTTCGCCATTATTGAGCTCTCTTGTTCGCAATTTGCTGGTTATGGGCATCGATGGCGATAATTTCGAGCAGGTCATAAACGTCCTGCACCGAATAAACGGTATCGCACTCGTTGAGCGTGGCGAGTTTCGCGGAAATTACCGCGCCGATCGGACGCGGGATGTTTTGGTATTCGATGAAGCCGCCGGTGCAGTCGCCGGTGCCGATGTCAAGCGGGCGGCGAGTGTAGAAAAATTTACGTGGAGATTGAAAACCTCCTTACGCAATTTAAAGATCGTGGCGACCTCTTCGAAGTCCTCCTCAATCCATGGTCGCGCAATGGATGGATTCGAAGGATCGGGAATAATGGTGATGCAATCCATCATCTCGGCGAGCAATGGTTCGGCATCGGTAAAATCAATTCCGCCAATCGCCCTCATGGCGAGCGATGCGACACCGGCCATGCCAGCATTCTGAATATCATCAGGAACTTCCACGCCCGATTTTGCGAGCCCGAGCAGCAGACGCGTTGCCCAGCGCTCAGCCTGTATCGCCGGCATTTCGCGAATCTTGAAAACTTTATCCTTGTCGCGACCATCGACGTCAATAATCACCGTCAGTTCTTTGCGCGCCATGTTATACGCGCACCGATGGGCTGACTGATTCCCACGTAATGGTGTACTTACGCGGCTGCAGAACTTTCTTGGCATCGGGTACCGGTTGATATGACGTCATCACGCCGTTGTTCATGACCCACGTTGTTCCGATGCTGGGAAGCACAACAGTGCCCTGCAGAATGAATTTCTCCTGCGCGATTTTTTCAGCACCATAAATGGCGTCGAATATTGCGTTCGATCCGGAGTCCGCCTGCAGCGTAATGCTCCATTTCACCGGCACATGGATGAAGCCGGACGACATTTTCCCATCGACACCCATCAAGACCTCGGCGGTGTCGATCGCCTCGGCGCCAAATACATCATCGGCTGAAAACCCCTGCAATTGCACAGGCACATTATAAAGTTTGTTCGCGCTCAGCATCACGACGCTGTTTGCCGCTGTAATGTTTGCCATGTGTGGCTCCTAAAAATAAAAAGCCCGCGCAATGGCGAGCTGTTAGATGGCTGATGCTGGCGTTATTGAATTTCGATAGAGGCGAGGCTGATTTGCTGAATCGAGCCGGCATCTGCGTACCAGAAATTAATCGGTGGCGTAGTGCGATTGCCGCGCGACTGCGCAGAGGCCGGTAGCACTTGCAAATACCAACCGCGATTTTGAATGGTCGTCGCGATATTCGCGCCGGCCGCGTTGTTTACTTCCGCAATCTGCAGCGCCGATAGTTGGACGCCCGGTGCAAAGGCACCGAAGTTCAAACCGGCGTTAATCGGATCAGCGCATGCCGCTTCGATCAATGCATAGCCCGCTGTGTTATACGGGATCGATTTGACGTTGGTCAGCAGTGTCATCAGCGCGAGCTGCAGCTGATTGTTGAGCCAAATTTGATTCACATACGAATCAATCCATTTGTACTTGCCCGAGATTTGCCCGTTGTACAAAAAGATAAATTGATCGTTGGCGGTCGCGTAGCTACCGTAGAAGTTGTATCCATTGGCGAGCAAATTCGCCGCCTGCGTTTGATTAGTAATCGACGCCGCGATACCGGCTTGCGACTTGAATGCCAGCGTGGCGCGGCCATTGGTTTGCGTGAAATCAATCGATGCGATCGCGCCGCAGATGAACCACTGCAAATATAAATCGGTGGGCTCGTACACCACTGCCACGCCCGAGTACGCAGCTTGCTGCACCAAATATCCAAGGCTTGCCACAGCCGGTGCCGATGTCGTTGGAGAGGAATCGGTATCCCATGCCACATAGACATACCGATTGTTTTGCTGCGAAGTCCATTGGGCAAACAGCAGCGCGTTCGTGTTCACGCCAGCAGTGATATCTGGATCGAACGCCGTCATGAACGAAGCGAAATTTGTCGTCTGCGCGATAATGGCGTTCATGGCGGTAATTGGATCAGTTGCGGCTGCGCCTTGCGAGGTCACCGCGCCAGTGGCTTGCGTCAGCAATAAACTCGCGGACAGCGAGGCGCTCGCATAAGTAATGGTCGACGTTGGGCCGGTGGTGTTCACGGTAAACACGAACGCGCTGGAAATTGAATCGAACGCGACCGTGAATGATGGTGAGGCGAAAGCAGCCTGAATAATCACCGCGGCATTCGAAAAGCTGGTGGCTGCGGTCAGGTTGATGGTGGCCGATGTCGTGGTCACACCGTTAACCGTCAGCGTTAGTGTGCCTGTCAGCGCCTTCAATTGCGCCAACGTCATGCTCGCAAGACTCGCGCCGCGCAAGTACGCCGATACTGCTGCGGTTGGGTATTGGCTAAACAGAATTGCCGCCGGCTTGACGTTCGAACCGTCGAAGCCATTGAAGTACACGGCAGCGCCTAACGACTCGAGCGCAGACGCGCCAAAGTAATTCGATACATCGAGCGCCGACGAAAAAGATTGCACGGTGCCGATCGGTACGCGCGTACTGGTGGTCAGAACAAGACCCGACAGATCGAGCGCTTGTCCGCCAGCAGACAACACGCTGGGGTTGACGCTGACAATGGCGCTGGCTGGGATAGACATTTGCGATTCTCCAAAATGAAAAAACCGCCTGTGAGGCGGTCAGTCGTGATCGAATTTATTCAGCGCTGAGCGCACTACGGCGGATAGTTGGCATCGACGTTGATGAGCGTAACGTTCAGCGAGTCGGCGAACTGTTGCGCCACACTCACAACGGGGTTGTATTGCAACAATGCAGTGATCGACCAGCGTTGCTCGTACTGCAGCTCGCCGTTAACCAGTGGAATCATTTTTGGATCATCTGCAGAAAGCGGCGCGACGTTTGGCTCGAGCACGTTGCAGGCATATTCGTCGCGGAACATGGTCGTGATGATCGTCGCCCAATCGCTCGACTGAGGACCGTAGCAATCAAGCTGCACGGTGTACTGCGTCGGCTGCATGACGTCTTTCGTTCCGCCTGATGTCACCGGGTCGTTGTAGGTGTCGACGTTTGTCGACAAGCGGTTTTGAAACAATCCAGTCATGGCAACGAAGCTCCCGGCCGGCATAGGAACGCCATTGCCGAGACCCTGAATCACCTCGCAGTCGATCAGTCCGAGAATGAATGCGCGCAATGCAACGAAAATATCCTGCTGCACGGGCGTGACGATCGAGGTCACAGCGTGCCGACCTGCAGGCAGACGTACACCGCGCACCAGCCAGGCCAACTTTCCTTGACTTGCACGACGCGCCAATCGCGCAGTGGTCGGCCGCGCTTCGCGAATTTGATGATGTCGCCGCCCTGCTTATCGGCCCTGACCACGCCAGACATTTCACCGAATAAATAAACGAGCGCGATGTCGCCCTGAACATTCAAGAAATTCATATGCTCGATTTCTTTCGCGTTCAGATCCTGCACTTGAATCTTGCCACTGTATCGCTGGTACTGCGGAATTTGTTTGCCGGCATCGTCAGTTGAATAGCCAGTGCTGCGCAGCAGCGTCGCCGGAGTATCGGGGTTTACTGCGGTAATCGCGCCACGAACAATGCCGTGCAAGTTCA